TGCCGATTCAAGCCGCATCGCCACCGTGAGATTGTGCGCACCGGCAATCTCATATCGAGACTCGCGAAGCTGCGCAAATTGCCCGGCCGTCTCGAATCGTTGAGCATGGTGGACAAGATCGAATCCGCCTGCCAGTTCAAAGCTCACGGGATTGATCCGGTGATTCCCCGCAGACTCATATCGCGACCCTTTTGTCTGATTGAACGCGCCAGCGAGAAGCATCCGCGTAGAGCCCACGCCCATCCCGTGCGAGCCAGTTGACTCGAATCGTAGCGGTTGACGGATGTTGTGTGAACCGCCGAGCAACATGGTAACCGTGGACGTGTACGGGAAGGTTGGCATGGGATATGAGAACACGGGAAAGGTCGGGAACCAATATTGCGCAGCATGAACTCGAAATTCGTCAACGTAGCATTCGACATGATGCAAGTCTTCGTCCTGGAAAGCCATGCCGAATCCTATATACAAAGGGAAATCACTTACATCCAAAGGGATCGTTGGATCGCCACCAACAATTTGTCCGCTGACACCATTTAGCATCATCGACATTTGTGTACCGAGCCCCATTAGGACGACATGATTCCAGCCGGATTCTAGGCCAGTAGGGATTCCAGGCGGGCCGATTACCAGTTGGTCCACAATCATAACCCCAGCCCGTTTGTAGAGCAATCGTGGATGCGGCTCCTTGAAAATAGTGTAGTCTATGATCAGAGTGCAATAATTATCGGAATCCAGATACCATGCAAACGGTATTGGCCTAGACAGGAAAGCGGGTACATTGGTCCAGAAATCCACCGTCCAATTCCCGATTCCGAAATTGAAGTCCGCGTGCGGTTGGATCGTCACGAACGTCCCACCGTCGAAATACGCCGCCTTGCCCCACTTGGCTATTGTCGATTGCGTTGTGCCCGTGTTCGTGATGAGCTTCGCGCCGCCGCCGGTCGTGCGCCCCAAGGCGACGTCCTCAACGCCCGCCTGATCGTCAAAGTGCATGAGCAGTTTCGTGTCTGTCGTGTTCCCTGCCATCGAATCATCATCCAACGCAAACTCGAAAAACCGCTTTCCATCCGTCGTGTCGCTCTTGTTCTCCGTCCGGCTCAATCCGCAACCGGCCAGCGAAACGAGAAGCGCACCGCACAATGTCCGTCGTGTCATGGTGCATCAAACCTCAAATCGATCCAATCCAGGAAACCCGAGCCCCTGGTAGCCCCAGCGACAACATGCCGCTCAAGCCATAATCCGTAAATCTCCATGGTTTGCAAGGTTCCAATCGACAGCGGCTCGGCGCCCGGGTTCGATAGCGCGTGCAATGCCGGAACAAATGTGAAGCCCGGCGATGTTCCTTCGCCGGTCGCGGTTTCGTCTTCAAACGATCCTGAGGGCTGTGACGTCGGTGCGTCGATCGCTAGGGCAATCGGCGGAATCGCGTACATCGTGTGCGTAGCGGCCCCCGAACGGGCCGTTGTACCCATCTGAGCACGTCCCGTGGAACCCACCGTGAGCACCGTGGCCGTCCGTGACGTGTAATACACGACCTCATAGCTCGCATCGGCCGTGCCATCACTCAGCAGACAGAACCCGCTCGCTGGCCAATCGGCCAGACTACCGGACGTTTCAACGGTTCCCGCGCCGCTGGCCGGCAACTGGGTCACGTCAGACGTCGCGGCTGTCCCGAGTTCTTTCAACGCCACAAGCAGCGACAGCACGGACTCGGTCGCATTGTTCTTGTAGGCGACACACCGATATTCGATGTCGCCAGCGGTCCGCTCTGCGCTGGTCACATCATCAAAACCGACGGCGTTGTTTTTCGAGACGGCCAGCGTTACCGTAGCGGTGCCTGACAATGCCGTCGCGCTGGTGCGACTGATCCGCAAATTCTTGTATTCTTCATTGTTGCCGCCCTCGATGATTTTGGTTTCACCGTTCAGGATCGTGATCTCGGCGCCTTGCGTACCACCCGGTGGCGTCCACTGCAGCGTATCTGAGCCGGTGGCCGTAAGCGATCCGGCCCCCGTCCCGTTCGCCGCTGCCGCCGACAGGATCGAGATATTGCTGATTGGCGATGTAACCGAGACCGACATCGCAGCCACTTCGGTGCTGGCGCGAAAATTTCCGAGCGAAAGGTTTGGATCGGTCTGCGCACCACCATCAACAGATGCACCCGTCAGATAGGCTCGAATCGAATCCGTTCCTGTATTTACATCGGCCATTGCTCATACTCCTATGCTGCTGCGACGGTCACCACTTTGGTTGAGTCGCTAAATGTATATGTTACATCCGGTGGTACCGGCGCCCCCGAAATCGTAACGGTCGGCGTGATCGGCGTACCATCCACGTTAAATAGATTGACGGGCGTGATGCGGAATTGCACCGATACGTCCACGTCCAATTGCGGCGTCGTAAAGCGAAACGAAGCGGAACCATCATCAAACACGGTAGCGATACGAGTCCATACGCTGGCGATCAATTGCTCAACCGAATAGAAAAACGTGTTCGCGATGGCATCCCATTCGAGCACGATGAACGATTCCGTCGACGGCCCTGGCGGATCGCCATCGTCTCGCATATCCATCGTAACCGAACCGCCATCGGGCAATGGAACAACAATGCGATTTGATTTCGTCACCTGAACAAGAACCCCGTCGCGATAGATGCGATAGACGGGATCCGCTTTCGTCGATGACAACGTAAGGATGGCCGTCGCGCCGGATGAATCCTGTCTGTCAATTGATACGGTCATGTGATTTTCGTATCCCTACATTGCAACTCAAAGCGCACAACATGCGTCGACGTAGCATCCGCAAGGAATCCATTCAACGTAACGGCACGTTGTATCCTCGGCGGCGTAACTTCCTCGATCAGGATGTTCGTGTGCTCCAAGCCGTGCTCGTCATAGATGCTACTGGCCACTTGTCCACGGAAGCCTTTGATGGTAGCGGTTAGCGTTGTCAGATTGCTTGTGTCCACCATGCACCGCAGACGAAATCGACCGCCTCGGGTCGCCTCCTTTTTATATGCGATACCGTCTACGCCTGGTCGCGTGACTTCTTGCACGACGTCCTGCGGTTTACTCACGGCTCCCGTGACCAATACCAGGTTGGTTGTTGTAGCGCCGATGGTGATCTGATTCGTTGGCATGATTTATCCCGGCTGGCGAATGATCGGTTTCGGATTCCCGGTCCCGGTTTGCGCTTCTGTGTTTTCGCGTACGGCAGTCTCAAGATCGCCGAAGATTCTCTGTATGAGCGCGAAATCGCTTATTGTAGTTTGCAGAAATTGGCGCGAACCGGCAAGGGTATTCTCTGGATTCACGTCGAGAAGTTCATCCGTTTTCAATCGCAATGCGGCTTCTATTCGTGTCCCTATTCCTGCCTTACCTTTTTCCAGAACGATATCGACGGCCGCCTTGATTTCGTCGCGTCGCAATTGTCTGAGTGCCCTATTGGTTAGAGCAACTTCCCTGCGTGCTTCTGCTCGCTTTGTTGCCCTCAATTGTCCGAGTTCACCGCCTTGCGCAATTTGCGCCTTTTGCCTGACAAGGCTTAGAGGTGTGCCAGCATTTCTGATTGCCGTTGCTACATCCTGTTGTACCTTGCTGAAAAACGCAAAGTTGCCCACCAAGGCTTCGAGCGCTCTCTGTGATCGTTTATTGGTTATGATTCTATCGCGTTGCTCAGGCGACAATTGCGCCAATTGCTGTATCGGCCCGGTTAACCCTTTGCCCCTGAATCGCACCTTGAGGTCCGTCGCCAATGATGCTAATGCTGTGCGTGCGATCTCCACGTTGCCCAATGCGTTCGTCACGGTTGCCAGTGCAGCAATACCCTCTTTGCCGCTCGCGCCCAGCGTCTTGAGCGATGATGCAGGAAGCAATATCCCCTCGGCGATCTGTTCTACATTGGCTTTTGCTGCCTTTGCACCGGCCAATAATGCACTGAATTGGGATTCTTCTGTTCCGCCAAGTGTTTTTGTTCCTAGAGAAAATTGCAGACTTTTTGGGATTCCGATCAATGCCTCTGGATTCTTCGTGAACGGCTCGATCGCTTTGGCTAGCTGTTCTGACAACTTATCACTTAGACCGGACGATATCCCTACAAATAGACTCGTCTCTGCCCGTGAAACAGAAATGCCAATCTCAGATGCAATTCGTTTCGCAGTCCGCTCTCTAGATTGGAATAGCTCTTTGGTGTCAGAAATCTGAAGTAGCCGCTTCTTGGATTCCTCTTGTGATCGTATTAGGTCCGCCGCCTCTTTACCTTGTTCGACAAGGTCCCGCTTAGCAGACGTGACAGTGCCAACGGCCGTAGCCAACGATAGGAAGCCGCCGACCTTCGACACGATTTTACCCATCGTCTTATCGGCCGTCTTGCCACGCTGCGCTGTTTTCCGAAACGACTGATTGAGCTTGCTCTGCGATATGCGCGCACGATCGTATCCCTTCACGAATCCTTTCGTGTCGGCTTCAAGTCGGAATACATCGCGCCCCTTTGTCATTATTCAGACGTCTCCGAGCAAGAGGAGGTCCGCGTAGGTTGGTTTATACCCGGGTGCGAGCCCACGGCGCCAGGCGTTCCAGGCGAGATAGTCCGGGTCGACCGTGTTCCGTTTTTTTTTGCTGCCTCTTCGGCAGCGGTGCGCATCTTCACATAGCGAGGGAAATCGCAGAGTAGTGAAAGGATGCGCTGCGGCGCACGCGCGTCCGTGGAACCGATCAAACCGAGCGCAGCAATCTCCCATTGCGATACATAGTAATTGGTCGCCAGCGCACAAACGCAAACATCCCAACCCCAATCCTCGGACCATTCCGCAGACGATTCGCCCTCGTTGAACCACGCACACTTGAAGAACTCCATCGCGGTCGCTGCATATTTCGCGAGCAACTCATACCGTGGAAGGGTTTCATATTTCCGCAATCCACGTTTGTCGAGTCGAATCGCGCGAGGTAGACACGTCTGCCGATCGTCGTGCAGTATCGCCGCTGGAATCACCCATTCGTTACCGTCGAGTGCCTCGAACGGATAACCGTCGACAACGTTTCGACGTTCCAGATCCTCGGGTTGGGGAGGGCGATCGGTGTAATATCCAAGCCAGAACGCCCCGCCCGCGCATTCGTTCCACGTCTGCTCGTCCGATTTATAGGTATTGCTGAATCCGACAGGCAACGCCGATCGAGTGCACATCGAGCCCACGGTATCACCCGGCCCGCGCATACCATCCGTAAACGACGGTCCGTCGAATATGTCTGACAATCCGTATTCAGCAATCAATTCATCGTCCGGTCTGCCGGTCATACCCGGAAAGAAGTAGAGAAATCCATTCGTTGCAGTCATGTATCACCTATGTGATTGCTGTCGCCGTATTGATCACCAAAGGCGCACTCGTATCCAGCGGCGTGAATTCGATCTGCGGCACTGGCCGTTCGCCTTCATTGCCACCCATACCGCCCGTAACATGCGCATGCCAATCCGTTGCAGTGAAACTGATATGCGCAGTAGTTGCGTCCAATTCCCTGCCGAGCGTTTCGGACAATTTCCGAGCATAGACAACCAGACTCCCAGTAGCCGCAGTACCGATCTGCGATGATCCACCAATCAGACGAGCGGATTCCATGTCGTTCGTCGTGACCGTAATCTTCGGAACCTTGCGCATGATGTAGGTTGCAACCGGCCAGATATGGCCATCACCGCGAACCGCGTCGACTTCAATTCCGAACGTGATGTCTACCGATTGGACCTGCGCGATGGCCGTCGTTCCGTTGTACTTGACCGGGCCCAACGTGAATCCTTCGTGCTCCCAGTTTGGCAACGTGGGAAGCGTCGCGCCGGATGTATGCGAGATTGGCGACGAATTATCAGCAGCCTTGACTTGACCGATTACCTGGCATTGCAACGCGTCAGGTGAATCGCCGTGTGTTAAGTTCAATGTCTGCGGAACGATGATTCCATTGCTGACCGTCACGACGTGATGGCCACTAGACGACAGGCCGCCCTTGTCGTCCATCTTCGCGATGTATGCCTCGAACACCTTCGTGGGCGTACCGTTGTCACTGAGTGCATATCCCGACATTCCAATCTCATCGAGTGCAATCTTCAACTGCCTCGCATTGAAATTATAGACCGGATTGGAACCCATTACGGCCGCAAACGTTGGCGATATATTCCCAGCAGCAGAACCGACGAATTTCGTGATAGCCGCGTCGAAATCGTGGGATTCGACATCCTGCAAATGGACGTCTGTGGTAGTATTCAAAACGATTGAATGTAGCCTGTACATGTTATGCCACCTTCCTGAGTTTCCGCCGAGCGCGAGTCCGTCGCGTCAAATCGGCGTCGAATATCTTTCGGAACCGAACATTGAGCGTTGCACTTTCCCCGCTCGTCAGTCTCGTCAATTCATCAACCTTGTCAGGCGATACACCCGGCTTGAATTGAAAGAAGTACTTCTCCGCTTTGATCCTGAGTTCGGCGCCGCGGTTGCCCTTGATGCCAAGTTTTCGCTTGCCGCCACGTTTCTTGAGTATGGGCGGGCTCTTGTCGGCACGGATCAGTCGTTCTGATTTCCCTGTCAATACGAGCGGCCGAACCGTGCGGCCCGTCCGTTTCGCCTGTCGTTTCTTGAATCGCGTGTACTTGAACGATCGACGTTTATAGTTGTATTTGCTTTGAGCAATCGGCCGAAAATGACCAGCGAGGAATTGTCGCCGCCACAACTTCACAGCAGACACAAGCCCGATGTCCGTCGCTTTGTTGACGTGCGACTTCAAGGCTTTCCTGCCATCGACAAATACAGCCGACATTCCTTCGTGCCTGATTGTTGCAGTGAAACTCATATCATCACGCCGGGAATACCGGCTCCACAGTTATCGTCACTTCCCACACAAACTGATCGCCAATTGATGCACGATGTTCTCGTTTCGTTCGTTCCAACATTCCGCCACTGATCGCAGACACGTTTGTGATGTCCGCCGTCTGATCGGCAATGGCCGTTGCCATTTCGTCTACGACGGCGCCGAAATCATTGGCGAACGCATACCATGCATCCTCATGCTTGTCGTCATCGTCGTTCGCTGCGCTGATTGCACCAACGAACAAGATGATATATTCACGCGATCCGTTCCAATGCGCCGAATCTTTCGTCATGCTGAACTCAGATGGCGTTACGAGGGCGTATGGCACGATGACCGTGTTGCGTCCTGCAAGATAGACTCTACCCAATGCCGCCGCTTGATCCACGGCACCGACCACAGTCTGGAACGTCGTAGATGCAGCGACAAGATTCCGCACCTTATCGGCGATGATTGCGATTCGGGATGTGGGTGCCACTGCCATTAGCCTACCCTGTATCCATCATCCGATACTTCAATTTGCTGTGGCGCAGCAATCGCCAGTTCGCGATGCCCGGCGGCCACAATGCCGATGCTGATAATCTGCCATGTATCCGATCCGATGACCACGGTGTCATTGTCTGTCGGGCTCGGCATATCTGCATCGAGCACGTGCAATGTCCAGACGAAATCCTCTCGCTTTCCGTTCGCCTCAATAGCGTCCGGTATTCTGCGATCCACGATGGCAGATATGGCAGTGCCCGCGCCAATGCCGCCGACCTTGTATGTGACAGTCTCCGCAAACACGTCTTGCGCGGGCATGAACGCCTGTAGCATGATGTCTTCAGCAATCGACATATCTCACCTATGGCGGCGTCAGAACGATTGATGTCCGATTATTGTTGACGATCGAACTCGCTATGCGCGTTGTGGTATTGTCATCCATGGCGCGGAACTGCGGATTGCCGGTTTCCACACCGATCGTTTCGCCAGCTACTGCGGAACCGATTATTGACAATGCTTGCTTTACGGTAATCACACCTTCGACAGCAGACGCCATCACAAGAGAGGCAATATCCTTTTGAACCTGCTCGCCAAATGAACCGACTGCAACATGCGCCGATTTCGCTTCGTCCCATACTCCATCTACGATCGCTTGCACTGTTGGATCATTCAGCGCGTCTAGCGTCGTCTTCGTGCCGCTGATCGAATATCCGGTCTTGTCGCTGTTTGTTCCAACAGTTACCTTTCCGGTCGTCGCCGTAATCGCCAGATCGCCGAAGTTTGTCGGCAACGATGATGCCAACGCTGCATTGTCGGTACCGACCATATCGGTGTTGGTTGTGCATGTCCCAATCGTGCTGTTTGGACGCGCGAAACCAGTCCCGTCATAATCCTGTTCGATGTTGTTTGCGACGGTCGTCGATCCGCTAATCTTGATCGCATTCGCCGTGATAGCGGCCGTCCGAAAAGACCCGATGAATCCCGTCGGGTTCTGGGAGTCGACGGCCAAGGTGCAGAAGATGCCGTAGTTGGCGTCACTCACATACCCATTGGCAACAGATGCAGTCACCTCAACCTCATAACATCCGGCTGGATAGTTCGCGTGCGTCAAGAGCGTCGGCGTTAGGCTCTGGATGGGAATTGCTGACGCGGTATCTCCACCCTTCCGAACATCGGCCGCAGCAGATGCACCGTCATTCCCGGATCCGCTCGTATCGTTCGACGCGAACCAGAAATGCAGAACATCATTCAGTGCTGCAACATAATGCATTAGAGCAGTGTCCCATTGTAGAGATCATTCCCGAGATTCACGCTTTGCAATTGAGGCATAATCCCTGTCACTGGCGTGTAATCCACTACCAACGTCGGCCGTTGCGATGCCGTGGTCCAATCCACGCTCCGAACTGAAAACTTGTCCGTTGTCGTCACGCCCCACAGATACGGAAGGAACATCAATCGCAAGATGCCACTGTCTGCGTCGATAGCGTTCTGCACGGCGAACGCGAGCCCTGTGTAATCCCATGATCCCGATACCGTCGGCCCGTTGAGCAAGATCTTCGGCGAATAAGATGCCGAGTCGGTCGGCGACGAGGCTCCACCACCGACCCACGGATTCAGCGCTTTCCAATTCGTCCAATTCGTGTTCGTCCAATCCATCCCATCGCGGCTCGGCATGATGTATTTTGCTTCGATGGATCGTGCAGTCGATAAACCTCGGAATACTTCAAACGTGATCTTGGCGGTGTTGATCGTGCCGCTGATTCCACTACTAGACAAATCCCAACGAAGGATAAATCGTCGTTGCAGATTCGCGGGTGTTGCCGAATCGCCAGCGCAGACGAGCGTCGTGCTGGCCGACTTGTTGAGCGTCGGCTTACCCATCCAGAGGTAGGTATCACCGGTTATCGATGCGCCATTGGTGTCGGTGAAGGTCGCCATTATTGCACGTTCAGATCCGCAGCAATGCAGGTGCAGAGATCATAATAAACAGCAAGCAGCCAAATTGGATCGAGCGATGCATCATGGATTCCGAACCTTCTCTTGTGCTACCAGTGCAGCAATTCCCTTTCCCATTTCGCGCTGTTCATCAGAGAGCGTTTTCATCCATTCACGGATATTGACAATATCCTCATGTATGCTTGTCTCGAATGTACTTAAACGTCTCGATGTTTCGTCGATCTTACTGCTTGCTGTAAAATGCGCCCCAACACCTGCGGCCGTAAGCAGTACAATGGCCACAATGAGGCTCAGCCATTTAACGGTATCATTGGAAACCTTGCCCACAATCTTCTCCACACTGGCCCGCCCCGAGCTTTCGCCCGAGGCGGGCCGCGCGACGACGAAAACGGTTTACGTCAAGACGACCTTCGCGGCATGTTGCCACATGCCGAATCCGGCGTTCCTGCTGGCATCCACGCCGTAAAGAACGCGATGGTTAGCAAACAGCTCATCCTTCGTGCGGAATCGCACCGGAACCTCGTCCTGCATGATCAGAGGCATTCCGTCCGCACGGAACACAGCGAGCGAATCAGTCCACGTCAAGCGAGGATCGACGATCCACGACAATTGGAACCCGCTCGCAATCAGCGGGTTGTTCGCACCGCTCGCAAGAAATGGCGTCGAAATCGCACCAATCGCCGATGCCATGAACGACGTCGGAACGTACGCGACGAAGCTCTTAGCGTTCTGATTGAGCGGTTCGCCGATGTCGTCCTTGAACGTGTACATGTGCGCGATGGTTTGGAGGATCACGTTCGACAATTCGGACACGGTTGGTGCCGTTGCAGTTGTGACGTTCGACGCGGGAACCTCTGTCGCACCCAGCAGGTTTGTCAGCGTGCCGCTGGAACCGCTCACGTGGTCCGTGTCGAAAAACAACTGACCATCATAACACAGTGCACCGGCCGTATTGATGATCAGCGTGCTCAGCAGGCTTTCCCAGTGGGATGCCGCCCGTGTAGCAAGTTCACCAATCCTCGCGAGAATCTGGCCGGTCTTATCGCGACGCAGATCGTTCTCGTCAATGGACAGCGTAGCCTCAAACGGACGATTCGTGATCGTGTAGACCTCGTCACGCAAAGCACCTTCTTGACGGCCACCAATCCATTCTCGCATCGCTGGCGAAGCACCGAGCCAACGATACGTCTCAATCTCTCGATCAGATCCAACTCGCATTGCGATTCTTGACGCCCACGAACCTGCCTCCGCAAGATCGAGGCGCTTGAAGAATTCGCTGCGAATGTTCCGATCACTGAAGTCTTTTAGACCCATCGGTCATTCTCCTTTTGTGTGAAACAACAAAAAAGGGCGCGACAGCACAAAGTACCGCCGCGCCCCTAACAAGCGCTCCGGGAACGTTAGGCGTTTCGAGCGTAGCTACCCGCCCGGATCGCCTGCATCATTCCGTTGTCAACTATTGCACGACAACGGTCGATTCGTATCGCACGACACACGTTGTGCCGGATACCCATCGAGCCACCTTGCCGATGAGCGTGTTCGCAGTAGCCGTCAGCGTGAACGTATTATCATCGCTGGCATAGACGGCCGTGCCGACATCGCCGACACCGGTCACGCCAACCACAGTCAATTCAACGCTGCCCTTTTGGCGTACGCGGACATTGATGTCGCCGGCGGCGCCGCTCGAATTGTCTGCCTGAACGTCTGCGAATCCCCAAAACGGATCAGCAGCAACAAGCGGACGTGCGTAGCCGCTGGCATTGTCGCCGACGGCTGCACCCTCATAAATAATGTCCGATGCAATCACCGGCAAATCGTTGAACACTGGATCTTCGTTCACCTCGAATTTGCGAGGCGTATCAGTCGCAAGGGTTGCCATGGATCAATCTCCTATCGTTTGTGGCGACAAAACCGTCAGCGCACTGCCGCCGGTTCGGGATGCCGCAATTCTGCCTCAAGATTCTCGCAACACGTAAACTCGTCACGGCAGCTATCGGTATTGGCTGCCCACATGGCTTGCGCCTTTACGGCCGGATCATCGGATTCCAGATCGACATCGTTCGCGGTCCTTTCGGATGCTTCAACGTGGCCGGGCAGTGATTCCGAATGCCGCGTGGCAAGCTCTTCGTTCTCGGCCTTCAATTCCTTGATGGTTTTGTCCTGCTCGGACAATTCACCTTTGAGTACGTCCGCATATTCGATCTTTGCCGAATCGACATCGTGGCTCATAGCAAATTGATCGAGCACGAATTGCGGCTTCCCTGCAAACTCCTTGATCAGATGCCCAAGTCGCGCCGCTTCGGAATCCTTGAATTCCTGAACGGCTTCAGACTTCCATTTCTCCACGGCATCGGGGTGATCAGCCTCGAAGGCCGTAATCGGATCAAGATCCGATTTCGCTTTAGACGGCATGTCATTGCCTCCTATTTCGACCTCGATGAGGCCATCATCGCCCGCAGAGAATCGGGTGCGAGCTTCCCTGTCTGCCCCGGATGGGACAATAGATCCTTCAATCAGTTCTGACTGTCGTACGATCAGTAATGGGCCTTTCACGTCCCGGCCATTGACGGACGTCATTTCATCCTTGTCGAGGAAGGCGATCTTCTCGATCATAAATCCCATCGACGCTTCATACTGAAAACCACCGTCAATAGCGGCCTCGACCAGTTTCGTAGCAGGCATCGCGCGAATCGCCTTCCCTTCGATACTGAGCTGTCCGTTATCCGTGCTGACTGATGTCGATTGGCCAATCAATTGATCAGGGTCATGATTCAATTGTATCGGCCTTCTGCGTCCAGGAATGCGCATCCCATCCAAATCGACTACAATCGCACCGAACCCGAATCTTACGACACCGCCGCTGTAGAGCGGGTTCAGTTTGATCGGACGGGTTTTCTTGTCGGATGACACCGGGGCCTCAAACTCAACCAGCGATCCTTCTCCGAACGCCATTCGTTTGGGTATTTGTTTGATCATGTCCTATGCTCCCTGTTGATTCTGCGGCGTAGCTGCTGTGCCTTTATCTCTCGTCAGATTGCTGTTCTGGCGGACAAGACCACGGGCAGCCAGCTCGGCTTCATCCTCGGCAATTTCGTCGAACAATTCGTCCCGTGTCTTGCCGCGCTTTTCTGCCAGATCGGTATAGCTGGTCGTCAGGAAATCCAGCGACATACCGTCTGCCTTTTGTTCCCTGTCCTGCTCAATCACGAATCGACCAGGCGGAATGATCTTGTGCTTCCATGCGTCGGTTCGCGGTTTGAGCAGACCCTCTTTGATCCATTTCGATGTCCGCCATCGATAAATACGCCTCAGCCCTTTGTCCAAATGCCACGAACGATAGGACTCGCAGAAGTCGTCCAACGCACGATACATAGCACGACCACCGTGGAACGTGAGTTGCGTATAATCCTGCAAGAGTACTTCAAGCGGAACGCCTGCGGGCAGACCGGCAACCCTCATCACATGGCGCAAGAACTCGACGAGGTTTTGCTTGGGATGTTCCGGTTTGACTTGATCGACAGATTCATTGTCGCCCAGCCATTGAACCATACCGGGCTCGATATCAAAGATTCTTGCCGGATCTCCGTCGCTGTCGGAACCGGGTTCGGTGCTACCGACATAATCATCACTGCCTTCGGTTCGCATCAGCAGCCCGAAGTTCGCTGCCATTTGCGCAGCGGCGGTAACGCCCTCGATGACTGCATCAACCTGTTCGAAATTGTCGAACGATTGCGCGAAGACGTTTTTCCCGGTCGTATCCCCGAACCGATCACGCAACGGGAAGTAGACGAAATCGCGGGCTGACACAGCCTTATGGGTTGCCTGGCTACTGTCCGGGTCATCGACTACCCAGAATCGAATCGGCTTACCGAACTTGTCCATTTCCACGCCGTCGACGATGTTATCCGTCGCTCGTTTCTTGGGCGGTGTTTCGATGCGAACACCTTCGACGATCTGTATCCGGCCGCTGTCGTGGAGGATCACGCCACAGCGGTTTTGCACGAGCTGGCAGTTGACGATAAACGCAATCAGGCCGTATAGGCTGCTCATGTCTCGGATGTCTGCGTCATCGACCCATTTGCCCCATAGGTCCGCGTGCTGGCGATTCCACGCTTTGCTTTTGGTTCGTGCGACGAATCGGATATGCGGCCCGACGATCCGCTCGGTGAGCCTCAATACCACACCACGGGCGATTGGATTGTCCTCGGTTAACTCGATCGCCCTATCGGCGAGATCTGCCGACACGCCGGACGATAATCGAGAACCGCCGCGACGGTCATTCCAGGACGAAGAGGATGTCGTCTTGCTGGACGCCCTGTCCAGTCGAGAATTGATCGCGGACTTGTAGCTGAATCGTCGGATATGCCTCTGCACCAATCTCGCCTTGGCGCGTTCGATACCACGCTTTGGAGATAGTATGGATACAATCCGATCGACAAACCGATCGATGAGGGGAGTTTCCAGTCGCGCTAACTCACGCACTGCCAGCCCTCCGCAATCTAGCAATAGCCCGCCGGTTGCCAGTCGATTCAGCGGCTACACGTCTGGCGTATTCGTGTTCCAATTCCCGAAGCTGGACAAGGCTATACTGGACCGACTTGCCGTCAATCTGTAATCGTGTGATACCCCCATTGGCCACAACGGTAGCAATCGCGTCGCGGATCGATTGCAACAGAGTCGAATTGTCCACAAAAGTCGCCATGCTCCATGGGGTGATAAGGGAGCATTGCAAGATATGTCAATGGAAGTTTCCGTATTGTGGAAACTTTATCAGTCTATCTTTACACGAAATCGGAAGGAACGTCCGGTCTTAGGATATATGCAGAGCAGACATTCGTAGTATCGCCAGCCTGAATGAACGCCGTAGCATCGGACGCGACGCCTGCGGCAATAACGGCAAATGATCGGTTGTGCGGTCTGGATGCCGGTCAATACCGATTCATCGACCTCCGTTTCGGCAAACGGTAGTATCGTTTTCGCATCCCCGTTCGTGGCTGGCTTCTGGTCTGTTGCTTCGGTTTGTTGTGCTTGCTTGCCGTTTGATCCGTTCGTTTCGTATCGCCGATGAGCGTAAGCGCCTTTGCCTGTTCGGCCGCCGCGAGCGCGTATACCTCCGCGTCGAGATAATGGTTTGCCCTGCCGATTCCCTTGGTTTTCCATACCGGTTTGCCTTTCTCGATTACTTGGTGCTCCGACGTGAATTGTTTCACATACTGATCGTCATCGCCCATCGCCATATGGTGAACGTGGAATGTCCCCGGCCCGGTTCCTGCACGCCCAGCCCACTCATACAATGCCTCTTTCGCAGCGGACGTATCGACCAGGACATGCTTGCGGCGTCTTCGTTGTGGCTTCCCTGGCGCCGATGCAGCCACGTAACGGCGGACTGAGAACGATCCCCAATCGCCCTTTGCCTGACCCTTTACGGATTCGATACAGCCGTGTGAGCGGCAGAACTCATACACCGTCTTCGTCCTATATCCCTCATCGACCAGAATCAAGGATGGGCTCAGTCGCCTGTCCGTGCCACCTTCGTAGTCGAACGGCTTGGAAGACATCTTCTCATAGGCGCGTTCCAGGGCCGTCCATTCATCCTCGCCGGCTTCTCGGTCAATGTCCTCGCGGCCGTGGGCAATCAGCCAGCTCTCGCAATCATAACCCCAAACGCGAAGTATCCAATAGGCGCATGTTTTTTGGAGGTCGATACCACCCACGAGAATCAGACCAGCGTCCGGGATGATGGCAGGCGCAATACCCTCGCTGGCACGCTCGCGGATCCGGCCAGAGCTAATAGACTCAACAACATCCTCCCATGGTTCGCCAAGCCAATGCGTGACGAAGACGCGCTTCAAGGCCGGGCTCGCGTTTGACGCGAAATGCTCCGCCATGATGTCACTTAGCATTGAGCCGGATTTGCTCCACGATTGCGGGGTATGTATCCGCCAGATGTGATATCCGCGATGCTGGGTATAGGGCTCGTCACCCGACACAGCTGGACGCCATTGTGCCGACGCATGTTCCGGGAAGACACGAGCAGCATCAAGCAGCCGAGACGTCGCGATCGCCAACGGCTCGGTAATCGTCTGGGAATCAGAAACCCACACGCCACGATCGACCATCCACGTCCGATCGTTATCGTCTAGTTTCGCACCGCACGATTCGCACTCGTACCACCCGATGCGTTCGTGTCGAATCAATTCTGGATCGCGAACGTCCGCCGGAACCTTGATCTGAGAAAAACGAAACACCTGATACGTCCCGCATTTCGGGCATGGAACGTGATATTGACGCCGATCCGATTTAGCATATTCACGGCTTGCGGGCGCGTCCGGCGTTGTGGGCGATGACGCATCGACCAGTTTGCCACGGCGGCCGAATGTCGTAAGCCGTTCTGCAACGACCCTGAGCGTATCGCCGAGTCTGCCTTCTTGTTTAGCGCAGTTGTCGAGTTCGTCGACAAACACGTTTCCGGCTGTTCGTCGCGTGAGCGTATTCGCAGATGTTGCCCATGCCATGTAAATATCACAGTTGTCGAGATACAGCCCTTCACCGGTCGCCCAACCCGTATACGGAATGTGGGCCCTGATTCTTGGGTTCGCTTCGAGAGAATGCTTGATCCGTCCTGTCGCCTCCTCTTTTGCGGCGGGTTCCGTGTCCAGCAAGATAATCATCGGCACGGGCGCACAGTCGATCGCGTAGCCGATCATGCAGTACATCGATTCGGTGCCGCCGCACCGGGCAGCCTTGCGGATGGTGATGTGGTTGACCGACGAATCGCCAAACGAATCGAGGATCTCTTTAAGATAGGGCGTGTGAGATGTCCGCCATTTGCCCCATTCGGAGCTGTAGCGTTTGCTTAGAACCCTGTACTTGTCGGACCATTCGGAAACGGGAATTCGTTCGGGAAGTGAAAGACGATCTTTCCACGATTGCAGGAACGGAATTGACGATTGAGCGTTAGCTACCATCCGCTGTGCTCTGTCGGTTGGCTCGCGGTCGGCCAGGATGCTGTCGTGGCCGACCGCGTTTTCTCGCAGACGGTGTTTCATCAACAACAGCAACAGGGATTGTAACGTGAGACTTCAATCGTGCGATCGCGTCATCGGACCAGACACGAAGCCGTTTCTCGATCTGGCCGCCTGGCAACCCAGACAATTGATCGGGCAGGACGTCGATGAGTTCTTGCAGAACGCCAACGAACATGCCGCACAATCCGCTCATCGCGCCAACGTGGACGGCCCGCTCGATATGTTTCCCGTCCAGGATCTCTCGCTGCAATTCGACAAGTTTCGCACGGGCGAGCTTGAGACGCTTGTCGATGACCGTGATCGGCTGATCGTCAGCGTCGGTGGTGTCAACGACAGGATCGCCAGACGCCTCAAGGCGCTCGGCACGCTCGGACGCGAGAGCGTCGTATGGCAAGTGATCCGCACGCCAGCGACGGACATCGGCAACATCCCATGGCCCCGTCAGCCCAAAAGGCCAGTCGTCGCGTCGACGCCACTTCGACACAGACGTCTGGCTGGTGTTCAAAGCCCGGGCTAATTGCGTTTGCGTCCTACATTTCGTTGGTGTTCCGTCGTCAGACATACGGGGCAATCGTAAAACTTAAAGCAATAATTTAGTCCTACCGTGACATATTCCCGGGGGAACCCGACCTTGAGCAACTTCGCCGGAAGTACCTTGCCCGAAACCCCATTATTGGCCCTGTATCGCGTGCCAGTCTCGCGCACATGTCGCCACACGATACATATCCGAATCGACCTGAACGGGCGATTGCGCATTGTGCCCGCTCCCGTGACGTTTTCTCACCACGTTCGGTGCGAATCTGTGCTTGATCGTTACGATTCATTTGCGGACACTCACACGAAAAAACGCCGATTCGGACCAATAGGTCATAGGCCCTTGACAAGCGACCAGAATAGGTGCATGAACCGTATACTTCCTCATCGTTACCGGCGCTTGTGACGACTACTTCACGATAACAGGACCGATCGCCTTCTCGGCACGATACAATGCCTGTTCGAGCACATCAATCCTATGCTGGTCTCTGAGTTGATGCTTTCGTGCCATCGGGGTTCTACCTCCGCTCAACCAAGAAAAGCTGCTCGGTGACGTGGATCGAGCGGTTGTTGAAGTTCCTGCTCCCCCGGAATGCGTTGTATCGCGTTTCGAGAATCTCCACGGCACCGATCTCGTTCAGCATTGCGCGCATCTTGTCCGGTAGAATGAAGCCTTCGTCATTGAAGGACACTAGAAGATAACGGGCGTCGATGGTATGTAGGAGTTCCCTTAACAGAGGAAACGAGCGCGCGCGCTTGTTGTAGCCGGAACGCTGCCAATCATTCGGGATTCCGGAGACGCGGCTTATGTGAATCGGCCTCTCATATCGCTCCAAGAGATTCAGCATGAAGTAGTTTGCCCCGTACGGATGTTGGTTGTAAGGGGGGTCGATGTACGCGAGGTCGAGATCTTCCAGGCCGTGCGCGGCAGCGTTGGCGTCATCTTGGAATACCTCGTACTCACACTCGAACTGGCTGAGAACGGGCGGCTCCATCCTGATCTCGCCCATAATGCGGACCAGAGCGTCAGCCCCACTTCCGCCGAACTGCCCGACCTGCGTGTCCCGGTTCTTGTAGAAGCCCTTGAAGACTCCGGCTGTGTTTGCGTGTATTGACGCCTCGCTGAGAAGAGGGCCGATGAGCAGGTCTCTGATATCGATCGGCACGGATTCTATGAGCCGCCGATAGTTGTCTAACCGCCTGGCGTTGTCGCGCGTGTAGAAGACCCGGTCGTCTTTCGTGATGTGCGTTTCGTCTCGTGGAGAATACAGCTCTTCGATGAACCCTGCCGAGAATAGGTCGGACGTAACCCTATTGTTTAGGTCAGCGACTATCTGGGAAACGGCAGAAAGGTCAACGGTGCTCCTGTTGCGCAAGTAACAGCGCGCGGTGGCAGCAGCGTAGTCCTCGATGTCGTTGCTGACAAGGAACGACGCGTGCGCCTTGAGGAAGCGGGAAACGACTCCCGAACCACTGAACGCGTCGAAGCACCGAAGTCGGCTCTTGCCGAGCCGGGCCTTGACGCGCTCAACCGCAATGCCGATGGGACCCAGAAGGGCACGCTTGTTGCCAATGCACGTGATTAGCTGCTTCGTGAGGTAGTCGGGCGATTCCGCTACAGGATCGTCCGCCAATAGAGTTCCCTGAACATGGTCTTCCAAGGCTGCGAGTGCCTGGGGTCGATTTGCCACTGCTTGCTCGCGGAGTTCTGCTGCCACCAGTGTTTACGCCTCTACGCCTTCCATGTTGTCACCTACATCGTGTGCTACCACGGCTCGCCTAGATCTCTGTTGCACTTCGTGACATCACACTCGTCCGCCCTTCGCCTGAGCGTCCCGGTTGAACAGAGCATAGAGTCCACCAATGACAGCGAGCACGGCCTCCTGCGATCCAATCTTGTCCGTCATCCACTGTTGGACGGCGCCACCGATGACGACGACAACAAGCCACGCTGTCTTACTTTTCTTCAGTCGTTTCAGCATTCCCATCTGGAGCCCTTTCGAGTAAATCCCAGATTGTTTCGTCTGGTTCGTTATCGTCGGCCTGATTCGTCCGTTGTTCCCCATGTTTGTGCATCTCGTACATGTGGATGTGGATCACTGGCCGGTAGCATCCGCCGAGCCACATCACGGCCAGATACAGTAGGACGGCCATCGCAGCCACACTGCCCCATTCGATGATTGTGGTGAATCGTTCGCGGGTCATAGGTAGATCACAACAGCCCCGGCGCC